AGGCATCACAAGAAATCCACACGTCCCAATACTTCCTATGATCAGACGAGTCATTCAGTAGCGGTCCTGTAAGCTTCTCGCTTCCGCAATGCGGACAAGGGAACAGCACTTCGGGGGAGAGGTCGTTGCTCATGTTTCCCTCACTTCTGGCACGTCGCGCCATTCGATGCTGTTGCCGACTGCCTGCCCACGGACGTACTCAACGCTAATCCATGCTTGCTGCAATATGCGGAACCCAAGGCGCTGAACGAATCGCAGGCGCATAGACGGCTCAACCATAAAGTAGCTGCTTGTGACTTCTTCGGGAGAGAGATTGTCAGATGTCATTTCAGTGCCCTCGCGTGTCTATAGACTTTGCATTCGCTGCCAGCGTCGAATCGCTTCATGAGTGCTGGCGTCTTTATGTTTATGCCTTCGCTCTTGAACCATCCGATCAGAGCCTCTGACATTGGCGCAGCGCATGGGGCAAAGGCGTCTGGATGCGGCGCAGCCGTGTCCCAATGCGCGCAGGTTTCGCAGCACTTACCTCGACTAAAGTCACGGGAATCGCTCATGCCGCAATCCTCCGCGCCAAAAATGCTTTCGCTACATATTCAGAGTAGGCGGGCGGAATCGATTCGCGCAGTTCATCGCGAGTCATCCATTCGATGTCCATCGCTTCACGCGCCACAGATGCACCAGAGAAGTTCCCTACAACTTGGATGAATTCATCTGCCTTTGCAGGGCGACCCATCTTTGCTTGGCGGGCCGTGTGCGCAGGATGGGCAGGCTGTGCGATGCCAAAAGATGTTTCAATAAGTCGATGCCGATAAGTGCGCAACCCAAACATCGAACCGCACAGCGTAATCGGATAGATTAGCGGTGCTCCGACTACATTCTCGATAGCGAACGGTACGCCCGATTCGAGAAGCATCTCGCGAATCCTTGGCACGTAGTCGGGGTGCTCATTCGAGCGGATACGCTGCGCGTTGGTGTAACGCTGGCAAGGAGGGCTTGCCCAGATGAAATCGAACACGGACAGGAATTGAAACTTAGCCGTCATGGCGTCGCACTGGATGAACTGATCGCCGCAATAGTTTGGCTGCGGGTATAGATCGATACCGACAACATGGAACCCCGCGCGCTGCAACCCCTTGGTCGCACCACCGGCACCGCAAAATAGATCGAGCGCCACAGGCTTGAGCTTTTGCTTAGTTGTCATACATCACCACATCTCGCATTTTTTGCATCGGCTGCCGAATATCGGCCCTTTGCAAGCGCCGACACATTTGCAATCTGGATAAACCCCGAGGCGCTCGGTCTCCTTCTTTCTATCTGCGTTGAATTTGTAGAACGCCTCAAAGTCGAAACCCTTTTCAAGCTTCTTTTTTGACTTCTTTTTGAGCTGCTTCTCTGAAGTCAAAGAGTCATGCGACATGATTGCTACCCTCGGACAGAATCCGCTTTAGTTTTGACATGAATCGCTTCTCCATCTTTTGCATGCAGCGCGGGCAAGTAACGAGCCTATTAGCTACGTTATCAACGTCCCAACCGCCAGATCGACGACCAGGGTTCGCGCCACATAGAGCTATTGCAGTAGAGTCGTAATGACCGCAAGTACTGGGCACCGCATGTATGCGCTTGCCCTGATCGGACTCAAAGCCATTTGCTAGGCGTCCCATCAACTGACCGCACTTGAACTGCATCTCAGAGGGGAGAGAGTCACGCATTGGCTTTCTCCGCTTCCCATTCTTTCTGCGCCTTGTCGCAACACTGTGGCTCACCTTCATCGCTAACATCCCATTCGCGCATGCAATGGCTGCACACATCAGAATAGACGCGATTAACTGACAGGCTTACATCATCGCGCGATCTATGGTCGCGGATGAAGTCGTTAAATTCATCGGCCCATGCATCCAACTGACGCGCGCGCGATTCAATGCGCTCCGCTTCGGTCTTGCCATAGGCGTAGAAATGCGGCGGGTCGCATTCGACAGTTACATCGGTAAGTGCTTTGGTTTTCATGCTTACGCCTTATGGGTTAATGCCAGCAACTTGCCGCGCTCGAATTCGATAGCGTTAAGCTTCTCTTGAAAGCTATTGCGGAGCGTGGCCTCTTTTTCATCCAGACTTTCGAGTTTCGCAGCTATAAGCGAATCCTCTGGAAGCAACCGAATGTCTACTTCCACAATCTCAGACACGCGCACATACTGCTTCGATTCCTCAATCCACGGCAGAACCTCGTTAACCGATTGGCAGGGTGTTTGATATCGCCCATCAGCTCGCGCAAGAAACGATGTACGAGAACGATGAGTGGATAGACGAAACAAAGTATATCGAGATAGATATCTGCGGGCCGGTTCGTCCTGGGTATCCCGACTACGGGCGACAGACAAAGATGGTTCTGATTCCGAACGAGCGTGCGGCAGAGCTGCGATGGGCTCATGTCCGGGGATGGGCGCAGAAGCAGATTCGACAACCACAACTTGAGACGGGAGGTAGCCAGTGAGATATCTATTGCCTTTGTGGATAGCGGTGACTGTGGTGCTCTTAATCACTGTCGCCAGTGATTCGATTTTTGCCAAGAGCATCGACAAGAAACTAGGGCGGCGATTGCTGCTGTGCTTCTTGTGGCCGGTACGGTGCATATTGCCGTTGCCGACATGATCGGCTTCATAAATTGCGATCTTCATGTGACTATCTTCTCCGCAGTGTTCTGCTTAAATTACCGATTCGGCTATGCCACCCATCGGCGCATTTAGTCGCGCCTTTGCTGCATCGCTCGCCGCCTTAAGTTGGATCTTGGCATCGCTTGGAACGGATTTCCACATTGCAGCGCGGCGCGTTTCCAATTCTGTGAGCTCGGCCACAGTTGCGCATGATTCATAGTCGGCGATCGATGGCGCCGAGTGTTCGACCTGCAGCGGCTTGACGGTGTATGGCTTGCGGCTCGCTCGCGTGGCCGTGAGAGCCATCGTCATGTCTTCCGTCATGTGAGACATATGGCTAATGCGAATTCCGCCGACTGCTAGACCGCCAAAAACGACTTTCGCATCCCGATACAGTGTCATCGACCGGCCGGCGAATTTGTTACCGTCTTTGCCCCAAACATGAATAAGCACGCGGCGCATCGACTTGCATGGCAGGTATGGCTTGCCGTTGTCGCCTTCAAAATAGATGGCGATCGGCTGCTCGGCGCTGGATTGGTTCGCGTTCACTTTCGTAATGGTGATGACGCGCGGGCCGGCGATTAGGTCGTCCGCATTTAATTGGTCTGACTTTGGCGCGACGGTTAGGCTTAAGTCGGTCACAGGGTTATCTCCTCAAATATGCGGCGCTCGGTCGGGATCATGCCCGCACTGTTGGCGCGGTAAATTTCCAGTTTCGCGGCTAGACGCTGCTCGAATGCGGTGGCGGCGCCGATGATGGCCGCTTGTATTTCAGCATTCGGCAGCACACGAATTTTTACCATTGGCATGCCGCCGCAGTAGCTTACAAAGTCTATCCAGTCCAGTTCGGCAACGAGAATCGCCGTTTGCAACTGAATCGCAAACTCAGGCGGCACCGCGTTTTCGATGATCGTTTCGGCCTGGTACTTGGCGCAGCGGCTCTTGCACTCAATCGCACCACCGAGACCGACTAACCCATCAGGCGAGTAACCTAGCGTGAATCCCCATTTGTCATTGGTGATAAATCCCATGTCTCGCACTGGCGCATAGTGTTTGGCATAGAGCAAACGCGCCTCGACTTCATCGTCCTGGCCGCGCAGCATGTCGTTGCTGATGTAGGACGGCTCGACGTGCTTGGTGACGCGCTGAGCTAGTAATTCGTACAGGTGCGAGCGTTCTTTGTCGTTGCTTGCGGCCTTGAGTGTAGGCGTCACAATGAGTTTCATTTCGGAAGCAGTCAGCAATCCGCAGCGGGGCGCCATCCAAGCGTCGCTGCCCTGGATCAAATCATTGTGATACTTAATTGTCATCTCTCACCTAGTGATTGCAAATTGCTATCCTGGTGTGTACAATAAGCGCATGTTCTCTAATTGTCAACACTCAAAATGAAACTAAGCGAATTTGTTTTAAATGAACCTCGCAAAGCGACGGTTACGGTAACTACTGGCCTGCTGTGGTGGAAGAAAGTGGAGCGCAAACGCATTTCCAGACAGATTGGTGCTGGAAGCTGGTTTTTCGTCGATAGTGGAGAATATACCCCAGGATTCCAGGCGGAAAACTTAGCTAGGGCTTACGAGGCGCAGCATGAGTAGCAAAAAACTTACCCCGGTCAACCTAGTCATAGAGCGATTTGGCGGCGCTGGCATTGGCCTTCGCCATCTCGGTCGGCTGCTCGGCGGATCACCGTTTACCGTTGCCGTGTGGAAGCATCGGCGTCTATCGTCAATTCCTAACCGCAACGACATGCAAGCGAGACTGCTGCAGCTCGCGCGCGACCAGAAAGTAAAATTGACGGCTGAGGAAATTATTAACGGCGGTGCGCCGTAATAGTCGGAGGGGATAACTCGTGAGTACCCAGGCTCATAACCAATAACCGCGAGCGCTGGCAGAGGAATGGCGCCGCTTTCTCGACTTAGCCTCGCGTCATCTCAACCACCGAAAGGTGATTCCTCGTGGTCAGCTTTTTACAGCGGCGTCAATATAGACAGCGCCTCGCTTTCTTCCTGCGCGAGCTGCAATTCACACGCCGAGCACAAATCAGATCCGGCTAACGGCAGCGCCGATTCGCAGCTAATGCAGGCACAGACTTCTTCGACATCGGATCCGCATGCGCCGCATATGTCGAACACCGATTGCGTGGTTGCGACCTGGCCAAAATGCTCGGACGTCACGAATTCGACATCGGTATCGATTTCGTACGGCTTGAGCACTAGGTCGCATTTGTGGCAGTAGTGGGCAAGTGGCATGGCGGCGATCCTCATCAGTGACTGTGAGGCTAGAATAGCAAGGCGTTTACAATCAGTCAACAGTTAAAGTGTGATGCCAGTCACTATTCGTCAAATTTTGAGTCAGAATAATCTGGTCCAAAAGCCTCAATGCCCGCGGCTCTCAGCCTAGCAATAAGATCATTAAGCTGGTCCCAACTGCGAAATGTTTCGCGATAGTAATCGTCCTGGCTATTAGCGACAGAAACGATGCACCCATTAGGGATATTGCAGACTTCTATCTTAGTTCGCCATTCGCCGCTCATGGTAAGAACCTCACAAACTCACGCGCTAGGGTGTCTTTCAGGATCCGCGTCACGACCCGATGCCGATTCTCAACGAACGCGAACCGCTGGCCGCGCGAGTCGTTAAGCGTACGCCATGCTCCAGGTGCCTCTGGATCCAGCGATAGCCAGACGTCGCCGCGCTGAGTGCTATTGGCCATCCGTTGGCGTTCCCTATAGTTGCGCGGGTTCATTTTACCAGCGCGATCGGTTTTGGCATTCTCTCCGATGCGAGAGTTATTGCGAGCTCGACGGTACCCGTGTCGGTATTGAGCTGCAGCACCTCGACAACGCTGCAACCTAATTTTGTGCGGTACTCGCGCCGCGCCATTAAAGTGTGTTTCTTGTTCATGCTGGCAATTCTCCGAAGCATCCAAACGGTTTAGGGGCAACGCGCGGCGGCGGATTGGTATCGAAGTCGCAGTCGATGCCGTCGCGAATCTCGATCAATTGACGTGCTAGCGCTTTATATGAAAGCGGCGGCGTTAAATCACCATGGCCATCGACTAGCGAGAAGCCGGCGAAATCTCCAAATTTGTCATAGGCCGGCCTAATAATCATTTACGCTTCCTCGACATGTCGAACAAAATGATCGGCACAATCAGCGCCGCCGCTACCAGCGAGCACCAAATTGTGATCCAAAAGACATCGGTTAAAGTTTGCATGGGCCAACCATAGCCAAGTGTTTACAGGCCGTCAACTCCTTTGTGTGATTCCGTGACGCGCGTCACAAAACAAAAAGCCTGTTTACATTCTGCGCGGTTTGTCCTACAGTCGGCGAAGGCTAGCGATGCTCCCCTGTTGCACAAACAAACATCGCAAAGGCGACCACCTAGCGCCGCGCCTACTATCTAGGTGACTTAATTAGGTGACTTGTGCAAAGAAAAACACTCAGTTTGTCTACATCCGCGCCGAAACTGCCGCAACCTGGCAAGTTCAAGCGCTCTCGAAATGAATTTAAGGCGTGGCTCATTTTTGAGCTATCCAAGCGCGGCGCCCAATTTGGCACCGACCGGCCGTCATATGCCGCTTTGCGCGATGCGATTGAGCAATTCGGCATCGGCGGCAAGCCATGAGCCTCGCCGACGACCTCGCCGCGCGCCCTGCCGCGCCCGTGCTGCTGGTATGCGGCCCTACCGCGGTTGCTGCTGCCATTGAGCTCCTGCCGTCCTATATCGTCGCCTCGTGGGCTACAGCGGACTATTTCAGCAAGGATCCGGGCGCCCCGATCACCAATGGCGAACTCTCGCCGCTCGCCGGCCGCCGCGTCGATCTGTGGACATCAACGCGTGCCGAGCGCTGGCCGCACGCCGCCACGGTGCGCGAGCTGTTATCGCTTAATTGTCAGTTACGGCTGATTGAGCCGACAGCGACCGAGAATATTGAGCCTGGGGTCGCCAAGCTGGCCGGATGGGATGCGGCCAAGCTTATTGAGTTTGCGCGCAGCCGTGTCAGATCCGTGACCGAGGCACCAAATTCTCCACCTGAAACCGCGGCGGCAGAGGATCAGGAACCGGCGCCATTTGAGCCGCCGACTACGTGGGAACAGCCTGATGATGATCGATGGGAGCCGCCAATTAACCTATGGACTGCGCGACCTACCGTGCCGCTTGTTGTTACCGCGTTACCCCCAAGGCTGCGAGAATTCGTGGCCGAATCCTCAGACCTCATCGGCTGCGAGTCCACCGTCGTTGGCCTATCGGCGCTCGTGGTCGCCGCCAGCGTCATCGACGACAACTTTCGGGTGCAGCCTAAAGAACACGATACGAGCTGGACCGAATCAGCCAGGTTATGGTCAGCGATCGTCGGCGACCCGAGCTCAAAGAAATCCCCTGGCATGCGCGCGGCGATGGCGCCGCTACGGGCGATCGATGCGAGGCTCGCCGCTGCTCATGCTGATGCTATGCGCGATTTTCAGGCCGATCTTGAGGCGCACGCCCAAGCCCGCGGCAAGGACAAGGGGCCACCCCCGCAAAAGCCAGCCAGTGAGCGCGTACTCACCCAGAATGCAACGGTCGAGGCGCTCTCCGATATTTTGGTCGATAATCCGCGCGGCCTCCTGGTAGCACCCGACGAACTATCGGGCTGGTTTGGCGCCATGGACGTCTACAGCAAGGGCGGCAGCAAAGACCGCGGTCTATGGCTTGAGGCATACAACGGCGGACCGCAGCGCGTCGATCGCGTCACTCGCGGCCAGCTATTCGTACCGAACTGGTCTACCTGCATTCTAGGCGGCATACAGCCTGACGTATTTGGTGCCGTGGCTAAGCGCATAGATAACGACGGACTACTCCAGCGCTTTATGGTCGTGATGGCCTCCCGTAGCGGCAAGGACCAGGACCGCAAACCCGATACTCGTATCATTAATGACTACCACAAAACCATTTACCAGTTGCGCGAAATGCGAGCCAGCGGCGAGGAAATCTACCGCCTAGACCCAGAGGCGCAAATTATTCGCCGCACGTTCATGGAGATGATTGACCAGTCAGCCGAAACAGAGTTACCGCGCGGGATGGCCGGCTATCTTGGCAAATGGTCTGGTCTGTTTGCGCGATTACTATGCGCTTATCATCTCATCGAATATGCCGGCCGCACGCCGCCGCCATTTGTGAGCGCAGAAACCGCCATGCAAGTCTGCGAGCTCATGGAGTCTTGTCTCTACCAGCACGCCCACCAGTTCTACGGCGAAATGCTCGGGCGCGGCGAAAGCGACGAACACGTCGCCTGGATCGCTGGGCACATACTGGCGACCAATGCGACCGAAATCACGACCCGCGAGATCAGCCAGCGCTATAAGCATTTTAACCGGCTGACGGACCAACTCCATCGGAGTATCTGGCTACGCCTAGAGCAATACCAATGGATTCGACCCCATCCCACCGCGCGCACAAACAAGCGCTCCAATCTGCCGACACGATGGGACGTTAATCCATTTGTGCATACCAGTTTCAAAACCCAGGCTGCCACAGAACGACGAACTAGGGCGGCGAGTCGCAATCAGATTTCCATTGCATCGGCAGAACGAAGGGGTGACAAAGATGAGTAACCGTACAACAATTACAACATATATTAGAAATTGGCTAGTATACGTTGCAGATGCCTTATGCGCATTGTAGTAAAAAGTGACTCAGAACTATCAATATCAATATCCATGTTGATGCACATAAGGCATTTACAACAAAGTTTTTTTTTGTGGATAACCTGTGAATTACGGGGATAAGTCTGTTGCTATGCAACATAGCCTGTGGATAAGTCTGTGGATAACTCAATGAAGCAAGTCAAAAGGCGTAATAATCAGTTGTTCTGGTCGATCGCATCAATTGCCGGAACGAATGACCAAGGACAGTTTTTTTTCTGGCTAAGGCGGCGGCTTGGTGCTGTGGATTACGATACTCTTGCGGCTATGTCATCGGAGACAATTAAATCAGCCGATGCATCTGCACTACTCGCCGAATGGCGTAAGGAGAACCCATGAACGATCAAAACAACGACCCACCAGCCCTTCGCGCCATCGTCGGGTGGTGTGCCGTCGGCGCCATCATTTGGTGGCTGTTGTGGCTTTTTGTAATCGCCTAGGCTAGAGTCGGCACCATGCGCATCATTGCTAAGTTTGGAAAGCCGGTTACGATCAAGGCCAGGTTTAAGCCGTGAGCTCCGTGATACTCAGCCTCGAACAATGCCGGCGTGCGTTCCTCGAGGCGGCGCAAGTCGATGCGATGTCGCAAACTAGCGTCAGCGCGTGGCCGACGACAGAGGGCGGCGTGCGCGTGGTATCGCCGAACCATCGCGAGATTGTCGTCAGTAGGACCGATCGCACCATGGCTGTTGACAGTGTTGTAAATAAAATTCGCGAGGCGTTGAAACGATGAGAGCTTTGGCAGGCCAACCAGTGCAGCCCTATTCACTCGGCTACCTGAACGCTAACAGCGACAATACGCTTGAGGTGACTAGCCTCGACGCCGATGACGCGCCTTTCGCGCCTACCGCCATGGAATACCGCATAGACGATCTACAGAGCGGCATAGGCATCGTTCCGTGGACGACCGTGCCGACGCCTACCGCTATCCAGGACATTGCTATAACGGCCTCACAGAATGCCCTGGTGAATACCTGGAGCGACACCGAGCTTCGCCGGGTGACGGTCAAAGTCACCGACTCGAACGGAAAAGTGGGGTTGCAGGTGTTTTTGTATACGTTGGTCAATATCTCGACACCGGGGTTAAGTTAATGGACGTTGAACTTGAATTGCGACGCTTTCGGACGTGGATCGGCGCGACGCGCGGGATGGTTGGATCCCTTGAGGAGCATGCGAGAACCATTCAGCGTCAGGCTGAGTCGGATGCAATTTCGCGCCTTGTCATCACTCAGCCGTTGCCTGAACCGCTGCGCCGATCGCTGACGACCGAATTACAGCTCGTGCATGACATGCCGGCAGATGGGTTGGCGCCGTGGATGGCGCACAACGAGCGGGTGACGCGATGAGGTTTATTCGCTGGTTTGTGTTCCGTGCTTTTCTGGTTCCGCTGATCCTGTGGAACTATCGTGAGCGCCGCTTAGGGAACCTGCCTGACGAATGGTATTGGGCTGATAAGCTGGCCATAAATTGGGGGTATGCAATCAAATGAACCGCCGCGGATTATTCAAGGGTCTATTTGGAGCCGCTGTCGCATTGCCGGCGGTTAAGGCTGCGGAGTTTGGTCAGGTAGCGGCCGAATTGCCGGCTCCTGAAGCACCAAAGTCTGTGCCATCGATGGGTTCTGGAATTACGCACACGTCAATGATTCATTATGACGACATCGTTCGTGATGGATTGCGCCAGATCAAACTCAAAACGCATGGCTATTATGGCCGATAAACGCCTACCCCTCGACCACTACTTCGCCGAAGGCATGCGCCAGCGGATTGAAGTCGCGCGCATTATCGAAAAGCTACAGGCGCATATCGACGATCCACTGGTCAATCCGCTCAAATCGACGCAGTTAGGCGCAGCCAAATTGCTTTTGGAGCGCACCGTCCCTATCCTGCAGTCGATCGAACACAAGGACACGACCGACAGGCCACCGACGCGTGACGAACTCATTAGCCGAATTGCCAGCCTTCACCGAGGCGCAACTAGCAAATCTATCGATGCCGGAACTGATGGAACTGGACCGGCTGACGGCTCAGCTCCAACGACACACTGAAACCAACAAGATCGACACGTACTACCCGGAAACGGGACCTCTACGTCGCGAGCTGTACGCCAAACACTGCGAATTCTTTCGTTTAGGCTTCGACCATAAGCAGCGGCTAGTCCTTGCCGCGAACCGTGTCGGCAAGTCGGAAGGCATGGGAGCCTACGAAGTCGCTTGCCATTTGACCGGCATCTATCCGGCTTGGTGGGAGGGATATCGCTACCACACCGCGCCTAAAACCTGCTGGATAGCCGGCACGACCGCCAAAGACGTACGCGACGCCATTCAGCTCAAGCTGTTAGGCCCTGTCAATGACATGGGCACGGGCATGATCCGCGCCGACTGCTTGGGCGATTTCACGAATAAGTCAGGCGTGCCAGGCGCCGTCGATACGTTCCACGTGAAACATATTTCGGGCAAGCAATGCGCCGTCACGTTCAAGAGCTACGACCAAGGGCGCGAGTCATTCCAGGCGGCTGATGTTGACTTGCTATGGCTCGATGAGGAACCGCCGCTGCAGGTATATATCGAAGCCGTTACCCGCACGATGACGACAAATGGACTTGTGATCCTGACATTTACGCCGCTGCTCGGCCTATCGGATACGGTGCTGCAGTGGCTGCCCAATGGCGAGGTGACGGAGTACCGCGAAGGCAGCAAGGCGGTCATCACTTGCACATGGGATGACGTGCCGCATCTGACCGAGCAAATGAAAAAGGACATGCTCGAAACGTACCCACCCTATCAGCGGGACGCGCGCACAAGAGGCGTGCCGCAATTGGGATCTGGCGCCATCTATCCGGTGCCTGAATCGGATTTCGTCATCGATCCATTTGCGATCCCGGATTATTGGCCGCGCGTCTTTGCGTTAGACGTCGGTTGGAACCGCACGGCGGCGCTATGGGGCGCTATCGATCGCGAGACGCAGACCACTTACCTTTACAGCGAACACTACCGCGGCATTGCCGAGCCGTCGGTCCATGCTCAATCAATCAAGAGTCGCGGCGACTGGATCCCTGGCGTGATCGATCCAGCATCTCGCGGCCGCGGTCAAGCTGATGGCCAGCAACTCTTGCAAATGTACCGCGATCTGGGTTTAGAGCTCACCGAAGCCGATAACGGGGTCGAATCCGGCATTTATTCGGTCTATGAGCGCTTGTCCGGGGGCAAAATAAAAGTATTTCGCACCCTGCAGAGTTTTTTGGGTGAGTATCGGCTCTACCGACGCAACGAAAAGGGTGCTATTGTCAAAGTCAATGACCATCTGATGGACGATCTGCGGTATCTCATCGCTTCTGGTCTTAAGCGCGCGATCGTCAAGCCTGTAAAAGTCGAGGAACCTGCTTTCTTTCCCTCGGAATTCAGTTGATGCAATCCAATGAACGCGCCATGGGTTTAACGCTGCAGCAATGGGCTGCAATCTGGCCTGCTGGCGTCAAGAAATTGGGCAAGGATCCGGCAACACCTAGCGAACTGATGAAAATTCGCGATTGTGAGCCTATTGGCGAGCCAATAACGCTGCCTGAAATTGAAGGAAAATTGGCAAATATCTTTCGAGGGTTGTTCGCATAATGGCTCGCAAATCCAATTCGACGATAGAATCCGAGCTCATCTCCGAGGTAAAGGAATGCTACGAACAAGGTAGCGGCGCTGAGTCAGAGAATACGGCGCGATGGGTCGAGGATATGAATTTCGCCTTCGTCCCTGGCCAGCAATGGGACGCTAATGCGCTGCTGAATCGTCAAGGGCGACCATGCTATAGCTATAACAGAGTGGTCGGGCCGATCAATCAAGTGGTTGGTGATCAGCGCCAAGCGCGGCCATCAGCCAAGGTGCGACCATCGAACAAGCAGGCGAGCCTTAAGACCGCGGAAATATTGGGCGGAATGCTACGCAATATCGAAAGTTGTTCAGGCGCCGCCGCTATTTACGATCAACAATACAAATACGCCGTTGCCGGCGGTTTTGGTGCGTGGCGCGTTCTCAGTAAGTACAAAGACGGAGATTCTTTTGACCAAGAGTTAGAGATAGCACCGATCGCCAATCCTCTTAATGTCATTTTCGATCCTACCTGTACCGATCCATTTAAGCGCGGGCAGATGACTTGCATTATTGCCGAGCGAATGACGCGCGCGCAGTTCAAAGCACAATTTCCCGGTTTTACTCCGCAGAATTTCGACGTGGCGCGCGACAATCGCGGCTGGTTCACGAAAGATGAGGTGCGAGTCGCTGAGTATTTCAAACGAGTGTGCAAGCGCAAGAGAATAGCGTTATTAAGCGATGGCCGCGTTGTAGATGATGACGAGGAATTGAAAATCGTTGAGGCTGAAGCGGAGCGCGCTAAGGCATTAGGCATGGGGAATGTAGTGACTGTCGAGGATAGGCGCACCGCTGAGGAATGGACGGTTAAATGGTGGAAGGTTGACGGCGGTCAAATCCTCCAGGGTCCAATTGAATATAAATGGAAGTATATTCCGGTCATCAAATTGCCTGGCCGCTACGTCAATATCGAAGGCAAGCAGTATTGCTCTAGTTTGATTCGCTTCACCAAGGACGCGCAGCGATCGTACAACTACAATCGTTCGACCATGGTTGAGCTGGTATCGCTTACACCGCGCGCGCCCTATCTTGTCACCGGGAAAATGGTGAAGGGATACGAGAACCAATGGAACAATGCCAACAAGGCGAATCGGCCATATCTAACGTATGACGTTGACCCCGATGCGCCAAACGCACGACCGACACGCGAACCGCCGCCCGATGTCCCGCAGGCATTGATTGCCCTAGCCTCGCAGGATGCCGAGGATATAAAACAGACGACTGGTTATTACAACCCGGCCATGCAAGGCGGCGAAGGCGGCGTCGATCAAAGTGGCCGCGCGCTGATTCAGCAATCGCGCGTCGGCGATTCGGGTACGTATGAATTTATCGACAATTTAGAGAAGGCTATCCAATTGACGGCTGAATGCTGCATAGACATGATTCCTTCGACCTACGTCGGGCCACAAGTGGTTCGCATTTTGGGTGAGGATGGGGTGGAGGATTATGCCGAGATCAATCAAGTAAAAGATGGCGCCGGTTTAATGAACTCGCTTGCCGAGGGCCGCTATGACGTCACAGTGACCATGGGGCCGGCGTTTGCGACCGCGCGCCAAGATGCGCTGCGCACGCTAATGGAAACCATCACCGCAATGCCGATCTTTGGCGAGATTGCACCAGATTTGATCGCTAAGAATTTGGATGTCGAGGGCGGCGACGAACTCTACAAGCGCATGCGCAAAGTGCTCATCGATAAAGGCGTTGTCGAACCTGATGAGAAAGAGCGCGCCGAAATGGGACCGCCGCAGCCACCCCCGCGAGATCCGGTGCAAGATGCCATGGTAGCGCGGCTTGAGGCGCAGACTGCCAAAGATGCGGCATCTACGCAAAAGACGCAGGTCGAAACCGTTGGAATTCTAGACAAGGCTGGCATCAACCAAGCCGAATTCACGAAACTGGTCGATGAAATCGTCGGGCAACGTCTCGACAATATGCTTAAAGGCCGCGATTTGGCGATCGGCCCTGGTGGCGTTAAGGCCATGGAGCGCGCGGCGACGCGGCCGATCACATGATGCTTTTCGCATCCGCTGGTTCTTGGGGTGAGGTGCAGCCGTTATTGGCATTGGCCAAGCATACTGACGGCCAGTTTGCATGCGATGAGCGGTGGCTTTCATCTGCTGGCAAGTACGTTCGCGAACCATGGAAACTGTGTAATACACTGGATCACGATTACAGTATCGGCGGATTCTTTGAATCGCTAGACATGCAAGCGATTTTCGATTCGCTCTACATGGCATCAGAGCAAGCCGAGGCGATTGTCTCAAGTTTCTACCTATCGCCAGCAAAGATCGTCGCCGAACTTCGTGGAATTCCATGGATTGCGACAACTACTTCGCCAATCTACTTTCGGGAACTTGGGGCCGTTTCCAATGCCCGTTTAATGGCCGTCGAGGCGAAACTAAACACCATTCGCAAGGCAGTCGGCTTGCCGCATTCGGACATGACGTTGGTTCCAGAAAACACAATCGGCCTTTACCCGCACTTTTTGGCAGGCGCCGAACCGTTTCCGGTCATTGGATACCCGCGGCTGCCGGCGCTTGGGTTTCGGCCGGTGCCAGTGACGTATCCCTATTGCATTGTCTCTACCGGTTCAATTAATCCGCACGACTGGATCGATGAGGCGATTGCATGGGCCGATGCCAATGCGCTATCGGTGCTCTATGGCGGGGTCGAATTCTCGCGAAAGGCCAAGAATGGTGGCCAGCATATAGGGGTGCCGTTCGATCTATCTTTCGACGTTGACTCGGCGATGCGCAGCGCGACGTGCGCGATCATCCATGGCGGTATTGGCACGCTATGCGGGGCCATCGTCGCAGGCGTTCCGGTCATCGTCAAACCATTTGCATTTGACCAATTCCATAACGCGCGCATACTCGCGGCGCGGGGTGCCGGTTTATGGCCAATGGGCCGAGCTAGGCGCGTAGACGCCAGCATTGAGCCGGCGCAATTTACCTTGCATGCATTTGATGCTTTGCGATCACAGTTAAAGGTAGCCGCATGACCGATGTTTTGATCCGCGCAGCGACGCTAAGTGACGTACCGCAAATGGTGGTCAATGCGGAAGCGTTCATGAAAGAGACGCCATTCTCTGACATTCCCTTTGAGCCGTTATCGACGGCGGCGATGTTGACTGAATGCGTCGAGGCTGGTTTGTGTTTTGTCGCTGATCAGGATGGATTGCATATCGGCGGCATCGGCGCGGTGCATAGCGTGCTGCCGCTAAACAATAATATCGAAGTGGCTGTCGAACGGTTTTGGTGGATTGTGCCAGACGATCGCGCGCGCGGCGTCGGCGTTCAATTATTGACGGCGCTGCGGGATGCCGCTAAATCGATAGGCTGTGATCGTTTAATCATGGTCGCGTTAGTTAATGACAATTTGCCTTTGGTGGAAAAATCTTATTTGCGATTCGGTCTACAAGCGGCCGAGCGCACCTACATGATGAGGCTATAGCCATGTCTGTTGTATCGGGAATACTCAATGCGCGTGCCGCGCGTGATGCGTCCAAGGGACAGCAACAAAGCGAAGCAGCCGCGCAGGAGGAAATGCGTCGACAATTCGATTTGCAGCGGCAGGACCAGGCGCCATGGTTGCGAGCTGGCGGCGCGGCGCTGAATCAACTATCACGGCTCTACGGCCTTAATACCGGCGAAGGCGGTGGTGCTGGAACGCCAGATTATTCTGGCTTTATGAATTCTCCCGATTATCAATTTGCATTGCAGCAAGGTCAGCAAGCGACCGAGCGATCGGCCGCTGCGCGTGGCAATCTGCTTTCAGGTAATACGCTCGCCGCCGCTCAGAATTATGGACAAGGATTGGCGACGCAAAATTATGGCCGCTATGTCAGTCAATTGTCTGGACTCGCGGGCGTAGGTCAAGCAAGCGCGCAAAACTTAGGCGCATTGGGTGGCCAATATAGCCAGGGTTTGTCGAATAGTTTGGTGCGTCAAGGTGACGCGCGCGCTAGTGGCGTTCTAGGTCAGCAAGCAGCCTATAACAATGCCACGCAAAATGGCTTGCGCATTTTTGGGTCAATTTATGGCGGTGGTTTTGGTGGTGGCGGTGGCGGAATGGCTGGCGGCGCATCGGCTTTAATGGGGCGCTAACAAAGGTAGAAAGCCATGGCAGTTGATTACGATATACTGAATCGCACCTCAGATTTCGCCGGCTCTTTTGCCGCTGGAATGCAGGACGCTCGCCAGAATTCATTGCTCAGAATGCAGCAGGATCAGGCGCGAGTTGAGGCCAATGCACGCCAAAGTGATCTGCTTTATAAACAAGCGCTAGGCCAATTTCTTGGTCAAGATACCGTTAACACGCTCTTGACACCGGAAGCGCAGGCCGCACGGCAAGAACAGCAAAACGCATTGATGCAGATGAACCCGCAGGCGACCATGCAGGCGTTGCAGGCGCAAGGGGCGATGCGTGCACAGGCTGATGCAGACCGCGAGCGGGCAACTAAAGAGCGGCAGGATGTTGCTTTGCGCGTCACTCGCGGGGCGCAATTGGCCATGGAGTCGCAGGCACCGGGGCGCTATATCAAGACGCAATATCCTGATTTGGTTGCTGAACTCGAAAAGTCTGGAAAAGACGTTAGCGCGATGACCGATGACGACTGGCGCGCGACGGCGAAGGATCTTTACGACGAATTCTCAGTCGATTTGGCGCCGACATTCGGCATTAATCCGCAGCAAGAACTGCGAAACCAGGGAACGCGCTTAAAACTGGATCAGCAATCGCTAGACTTGCGCGAACGCGAATTAAAAGCGCGCGGCGCGAATGGCAATACTGGAACTGGCGCGGCAGATGAGCTCGACCAAGATACATTAGAACTAGCTGTCGCCGATGTCATGGTCGATCCGAAACAGATGCTAAATTATGCGCGCTACAAAAATGACACGGCAAAGCGCACGCAGATTAATAAAGCGATCGCGGCAAAATTGAAAGAATCAGGTATGTCGCCGAATGATTTGATTCGGCTGCGCGCGGGTGCGGCCGGCGAGAAGAAATCCATTGCCGATATGACCAAGCAAGTCAATGCCATCTCAAACTTTGAGGAACTGGCAAAGTTCAACGGCAATCGCGTGCTCGAATTGCTAGATCAAGTGGACGATACCGGCGTGCCTTGGATCGAAGGCGTGACGCGGCGTATCAAGCGCGGTGGCGGCGATGTCGATGCGGCTGAGTTGCAATCGGTGCTGACGCCATTCCAGACGGAAGTGGCGCGCATCATCACGAATCCAAACCTTGTCGGCGTGCTGTCCGATTCCGCGCGGCATGAAGTGCAAGAGATGGCGGCCGGAAATATGTCAGCCAAGCAAGCCAAGCGCATCATCAATCGCATGTTCACGGAGATGGAATTCCGCCGCAATTCGATCAGCGAACGCATCAAGCAGGCTGGCACGAATATGACCGGCGAGACTGGTTTGAATGCAGTGCCAAATGCTGCGCCGCCCGCTGGCGGTGGTGGCGGCTGGACGATCGAGCCGGCGAACTAGTATGCCGTCCTATGTCATCACCGCGCCTGATGGGACTAAGCACCGCGTTACCGGACCTGGTAGCGCGCAGGATGCACTTGCTCATTTTCAAGCGACCTACAAAAGCGCGCCGCCTGCTGAAATTCCACAACCTGAACTTCCGCCTGCGACGATGACCGATCGCGCGATGGCGGTGCCTACTGGCGTCAATGCTGGCATTGCTGGCGTGCTCGGCTTGCCAGTTGACACTGGTATGAATATATGGGATTTGGCGAAGGCTGGCGCAGGCACTATTCAAGGATTGGCGACTGGCAGAACACCATCGGCGATATTTGAGCCGTCCGACCGATCGCAAATCGTCGGAACGTCGGAATGGATCGCAAATCAAGCTAACCATGGCGGCATCGCAACGCAAGCACCGCGGCCAGATGATCCAGTATCGCGCTATTTACATGCTGGCGCGTCTGGTGTTCCTGGCGCATTGATGGGCGGACCCGGTGGCGTGGTTCGTCAAGGCATGGCCGGTGCCGCTAGTGGTGTAGCGGCTCAGGGCGCTGCGGAGGCTGGTCTTGATCCTGGCGTGCAAGCGCTTGCGGCGCTATCGGTTGGTGCCGGGGCTGGCGCTAGGCCGCAGCCAAAGCTACCCAACTATGATCATCGCGCTACTAGCCCCGCCAAAGTCGCGCGCGCCGCTGGCCTGTCTATCAATCCATCCGACATCAAAGGCGCACCGATTGGCAGTTTAATCGAGGGCGGCTCAGGGTCTGCTAAGGCAAAGGTGGCGATGGCGCAAAAAAATGCGCCGGTCATCACGAGCCACATGCGCGAAGATTTAGGTATGGCTCCTGGGCCTAAGCTCACGCTGCAGGAAGTTGAGGCGGCACGAGTACCGCACAACGCAAAGTACACGGCCATCACGCAGACAATGCCCACGATGCAGTTTGATGCGGCATTCAATAAAGCTGCGCTTGATGCGGGCTCGAAGCGTAAAACGCTAACGCAGTTTCCGGAAGTCGTGCGCCTTAAGCGCCAATACAAGGAAACTGGGGTCATGGATACCGATGCGGTGATGGGCGAAATTCAGATGCTGCGCGACAGTGGTCACAACAACATGTCAAGCGCCGAAATAAAGACAACACCGAACAGAACAGAACTACGCGCAAAAGGAAGCGCGCAGCTTGATATTGCCAACGCGCTCGAAGACTTGATTGACCGCAATGCAGTTGCTCAAGGTCATGGTCAGCTCGTGCCTGAATTGCGCGGCGCACGTCGCGAACTCGCCAAACTTGCCACCGCTAAACGCTCGCTAATTGGCGATGACGTCTCGCCGGTCATGCTGCGAAAGATGGCAGATCGTGGCGTGCCGCTTGAAGGCCGAATGAAACTCATTGCGGATACCACCCGCGCATTTCCTGACGTGATGCGTGATGTGAGCAAGATCAAAAACAAGTCGGCAATTGGCGTGCTCGATGTAGCGTTACCGGTCACGACGGCTGCTATTACCGGTCAACCATTGGCGGCAGCGGGTGTCATCGCGCGTCCAGCTGGGCGTGCGTTTTTGACGTCTGATCGATATCAAAACACGCTTGGCAAACCTGCCACCGATTTGCGCAAGGCAGTCCCGCAGTATTTTCGGCAACCCGCCGCGCAAACCAAACCAAAAGCAGCGCAATCAGCCGTCAAGATTGAGGCGACTCCAGATGGCGAAATCGTCGCACGTACCGATAACGGACACACGATCGCCCGCAAGCGCGGCGGCATGTTGCAAGTCATCGATACGCAAACCGCCAAAGGTGCGCAAGGCAAAGGCGAAAATTATGCGCGCATCAAAGAATTAATCGATGAGGCGCAGCGGCGCGCGCTTACTTATGGAAGCGATACTAAAGTGTCGTCTAGTGCTGCGAAGACATACGATCGCCTAGCGCTTGGTGGCTACAAAGTCAAAAAAAATCCATCATCGCTTGATGCGGAGGGAAATTGGGTTAGCGATTCTGGCCGCCCGGTGTTCGAGGTAACGGGCCTACCGAATAAAAAGGGGCGGTAATGGAACTGCCATACCAGGATCAGCCGCGCACGTACAACGCCGATTTAAGCGAATTAGTACCGCGCGCAAAAGTCTTCTTTTATGAAGTTGGAACCACAATCGCAAAATCCGCCTATGCGCAAGCGGATGTTTTAGCGCCGCTTAACTTGGTGGATTTGCCGACGATTTCATATTCTGTACCTCTAGAAAATCCTCTAACATCAGATGAAGCGGCGCGATTGCCGGCCATTTTCCTAGATGGTGACTACCGAATTTATATAGAGGATGAGGACGGAAACGAATTGTATGATTTGGATCCGTTTGTTTATTGGCCACAACCTGGAATTATCACGCCATTGTCAAATGATGGCCGCTTGTTGCCGTTTTCGACGCTGACTTTTTATCGATCCAATACGACAATGCTTGAGACATTGAGCGGCGATAATCCAATAGAAGCCGATGAAAACGGGGAATTTCCTGAAATTCTATTACATAATAATTTTCCCTATCGGGTCATCTTGCAGGATCAGTACGGGCGTTTAATTTATGACGTCGATCCGATAATGTTTATGGAGCCAGAATAATGAGCGCGTCACTTTTTTTCGCACCGCAAGCGCGGTTTTTCACGCCTTCCATTCAATCAATGGATGGCGCCTATTTGCAATTCTATGTTACGCAATCGACAACGCCAGCGGACGTCTACGCTGACGCTGGCCTTAATACGTCGCTGGGCTCAGTAGTAACGGCTGACATCAACGGCCAATTTGTACCGATTTACCTTGATTCGGCGACGACGTATCGCATTCTTTTGTATGATGTGAACGATGTTCTCCAATGGGACATCGATCCTTATTTGCCGAGCAGAGACTATGCGCCTGGCACTATTATTCAATGGTACGGCGCAGCGATTGATCTGGACACTTACTATCCTCCGGGGTTGTGGCAGATATGCGATGGCACAAATTCTAGCCCTGACATGGCCGGCCGAGTTGCAATTGGCACTGGTGGCGGATTTGCGATCGGCGATGAGGGGGGCGCCGTCACAGCGAATTTCACGACGGATACAGATGGCGAACACATTCATTCAAGCGTAACGAGTGGCGCGCATGCCCTGACAACAGGCGAAATGCCATCCCATGTGCACGGTCCTGGCGTTGGCACTGGATTTTACAATGTGCAAGTTGGCGCTGCGACGGCGGATGGCGGCAACGATTTCCCTATAGGCGCAACGGCAAACACTGGCGCAACCGGTGATGGTGGCACGCATACTCATCCCAATGGCGAAGCGGCTGTCGATGATTCCGCCCATGCTCATCTTGGAACGGTAGACATCATGCAGCCATATCGCGCGATTTATATGCTAATGCGTCGCTATCCCTAGTTGACAATAAAAATACTTCGTCGCACTATCGCGCCATGTCAGAAAACTCGCTTGCTGATGCTGCGGACGCATCAGGGACACCGGCACCAGACGCCGTTCCGCCTGTTGATGGCGCAAACTCAACCGATACAGCAGCGCTCGCAACGCCTGCTGTCGAAACTCCTGCCGCGACTGGCGATTCAGCAGTACCGCCGACTGCCAATGTTCCTGCCCCGAGAAATCGGGCCGAGGAAAGGATCGCGGAACTTGTAGCGGAGCGCAATTTCTACCGTGAAAAGGCTTTAGCTGGTTTAACACCAGCGGCGCCTAAACCGGCAGAACCTGCACCGCCAAAAGGTCCGCCGACGCTCGCGGAATACGAATATGACACAGACCAATGGGCGCAAGCTCATGCGAAGTGGACATCCGAGGAAATCGCGCGCGGTGTATCTGCAGGAGTGCAGCGAGAATTGGGAGCGACGCGACAGGCGACGGAAGCCGAGACACTTAAGGCCAACTGGGAAACCGGTTGTGCTACTTTCGAGAAAGCACACCCCGATTTTCGGGATGTGGTATTCGCGCAAGATTTGCCCATTACTCCGGTAATGGTCGAAGTGCTCTCAAGATCCGAAATCGGCCCCGCTTTGGCCTATAAATTGGGCCAAAACAAAGCCGAAGCCACGCGCATCTCACGACTTCCGCAAACACTCCAAGCCGTTGCACTCGGCAGACTTGAGGCATCTCTTTTGCAAGCTCCAACACCGGCCGCGCAAGCGGCTAAAACAGTCACGCGCGCCCCTGCGCCCTTGACGCCAATTGGTGCTGCGACGCCTGCTTCTAAGAAATTAGATGACATGCCGATCGATGAGTACCTGGCGAATAGGCCATGGGCACATAATCGATAGGAGTTTTTGCAATGGCTAACACATTACTGACGTCTAGCGTCATTCTCAAGGAATGCTATGCGATCATGCATCAGTCTTCCAATTTCATTCAAAAGGTCAACCGTCAATATGATAACCGATTCGCAAATAAGGATATGCAGATCGGCCAATCGCTTGACGTCCGTTTGCCGCCTAAATACACGACCCGCACTGGTAACACGATGTCGCAACAGAACATCGTACAGCGCGCCGTCGCGTTGCCATTGGCGACGATCAACGGTATCGATCTGAACATCACGCAAGAGCAAATGACGTTCAGCATCGAGGATTTGAGTACGCAAGTTCTCAATCCAGCGGTATCGCAGCTCACTGCGACCGTCGAGGGCGCTTTCTTGACAGCAATGCTCAAGAAAACCGCGCAGTATGCTGGCTCGGTCACGACCTATGCGACGTACAATTCGTTTCAGACTGTGGGACGGTATTTGTCTGAGTCGCTGGCGCCGCCGTCGCCTCGCACAATGACGATGAATCCGCAAACGCGCGTCGATTTCTCGACAGACGTTAAAGGATTGTTCCAGAGCTCTAACGCGATCGAAAAGCAATACGTTGACGGCATGATGGGCCGCACGGGTGGCTTTGAGGTGTTTGAGAACACTCTTTGCCCATCGTTCACGCCTGGTACGTTCAACGGTACGCTATCGTGCACCGTATCGACGACTGCTGATGGTGGTTATGCAGGCACCGATAACGCCTACACCACGACTTTCGGCCTGAAGTTCGATGTAACCACTTCCTACGCGTTCAACGAGGGTGACATCATCACCATTGGTGGCGTCTATGACGTGCAAGCAGAAACAAAGGCTGTGTATGGCACACTGAAGAAATTCACTGTTACTGCATCTACCTCAGGAACAACGACTGGAACGCTGACGATTTCTCCGGCTCCTATTTTGGCTGGTGCCTATCAAAACGTCAGCACCGCGATCGCCGACAATGCGGCAATCTTGGTGCTTGGGTCTGTATCTGGCGCGACCACCGCTGGCCGCACTATCTACGGACAAAACCTGGGTTTCCATCGCGACGCGTTTGCATTCGTGACGGCAGACTTGCAAGATCCGAGCGAGTACGGTGCATGGGGTACGCGTCAGGTGTTCGATAACCTGTCGCTGAGAATCTGGCGTCAAGGCGATATCACAAACGGCACCTTCCCGTGCCGTCTCGACATCGCTTGGGGTGGCGCGGCGATTTATCCTGAATGGGCTAGCAAGCTCGTTCACAGCCTCGCTTAGTAACGCTTTTGCGGCCTGCTTCGGTGGGCCGCTTCTTTTTTGGGAGTATTACGCAATGTCACAACTCGGTTATGGTGGTAGCGATACCACAGGCTTTTTCGGTGCTACGCCAATTATTAAGCCGGCGTCGGCTTCTCAGGCGGCGGTCACTGCCACGGCAACTGCAACGACTACGGTGCTACGGACGCAATTGACAGCGACAATGGTACTGGCCAATGCCATGCGTACGGCTTTGATTAATTTAGGCTTGATCAAAGGCGCTGCTTAATGGCAAAGCTCATGCATCTCGCGGGCGAAACTCCGCGGGATGCGTGTCTTGCGATTCCGTCCTATGCGTCTGTCAGTTTGGCTTTTGTCTACGCATTAGCGACGTCGATTAAGGAATTACAGGCGCGCGGCATTTCCTGCGGCCTGATGCTCTTACAGGGCCATTGCCACGTCGATGACGCGCGCAACGATTTGGCAAAAGAAGTGCTAAAGGAAGGCTATCAACAGCTAATTTTCATCGATGCCGACATGCTTTGGCGTGCTGATGATCTAGCACGCTTAATTGCCGCGCCAGAGGATATGGTCGCCGGCATCGCGCGCTATAAATTAGACGACGAATCCTATCCGTGCAGGCATTTGCACACCGCAGAATTACATGCGAACGTGCATGGCCATATTGAAGTTGAAGGGGTTCCGACGGCATTCCTAAAGATTCGCCGCTACGTTCTAGAATCGGTCGCTGCGGTCTCAAAGTCTTATCTAGTGCGTGAGGATGACACCGAGCGCACGCCGATGTTATTTGAGCGCACTATTGCAACAGATGGGCGCCGATTCAGTGGCGACTATTCGTTCTGCCATAAATGGCGTGCGATCGGTGGATCAATTTTCATAGATCCAATGGCACGCCTTGGACATATCGGCGAGAAAGAATTCTCAGGGTGCTATGGCGCGTTCCTGCGCAAGAATGCTGGACTGCCGCTCTATGGGCTAGAGCTCATCAAAAAAGGCAACCGCGACATGGAGACGTTTGTCGGTTTGCGCGAGGATTACGGCAACAATTTTTCCGCATCGGCTGTGATGCTTTTCGCGTGCGCTGAGGCCGCGGCAGATGCAAGCGTAATCGTCGAGTATGGTAGCGGTCTTTCTACTTTGGTAATGGCTGCAGCGAATCCCAACTGCCAAATCAATTGCGTCGAACATTCGGACAAATACGCAGATAAAATAGAAGCGGAAGCGCTCTTGCATGGATTCAGAAATATAACCGTTATTCGCACAACGATTGTTAACGGCTGGTATGATTTGCCGCATGTTCCAGGCCATCCAGATTTAATTGTTGCAGATGGTCCGACTCGAGATATAGGCGATCGTCGGAAATTGTTTTCGCAGCATCTCAATGGTGCCGCCATGATTGTTGATGACGTTGATGCTTCATTGCAGTCAGTTATTGAGACATGGACGCATGAGCGAAATCGAACTTATGGAATGATCAATAGCTTTGCCGTTTTACCAGCTACCAAGGGGATCCAATGACCATTAGAATTTTGGCTGCGACACCGACCTATACAGGGCAGGTGTGTATTCCGTTTCTGCAGTCCTATATAGCGAGCGCGTTTCACTTGGCATGCAATGGCGTGCAGATGGAATTGGCGGTTGCTAATCATTTTACGCTGGTACAGTTCGCGCGAAACTGGCTAACGGCTAAATTCTTGGACGATGGAACCTATACGCATTTGCTCTGGATCGATTCCGACTTGGGATGGGATCCTACCGCCATTTTGCGAATGATCGGCCGTCAAAAGGAAGTCATTGGTGGTGTCTATCCGCTCAAGACGAAATCGCCTACATATCCGTACGTATACGACGACGGTCCTATTGCAGATGGCGTGCAGCGCGCAGAGCGAATTCCTACCGGCTTTATGTTGTGCACTTTAGGAACTATGCAGCGCGTCGCCGACTCGGTGCCTAAGATTCAAATGGAGTACCAAGGCGAAAAGAAAATGGTTCCGAATGTGTTCGACCTAGTGCAAGAGGGCCGAGAGTATTGGGGGGAGGATTTCGTATTCTGCAAACGGTTGCGCAATTTGGGCATAGATATCCACGTCGAAATGGACATCGATTTCCAGCACATCGGATTGACTGCATTCACTGGCAATCTAGCGAAACACATGGGCGCACAACCCGCTCCAGGTCCGCTAATTAAATCTGATCCACAGAGCAGCGTCGCATGAGTACGGTTAAAGAGGCGGTTAAAGCTGGCCTATCGATCGTTCCGACGCCATCGGAGCATCGCGAGCTGGTCATTGGAAAATTGCGCGCGAAACTTCTAGGTAGAACTGGCCAGACCAGCTACCAGAACCCAACATATGAGGAAATTTGGCGGAATGGATTGACACAGCATCGCGATAGCTTATTCGATGAGGTGCATGCATATCATGTATTGCAACAAATTGGCACGGCTGGCGATCCAAAGTCATTTTTCGACATGTTCATTGCATTGTGGCGCGTGCTGAAACCTGGCGGCCATCTTTATGCGACCGTTCCTAGCCCGTGTTCTGATTGGCTTTGGGGCGATCCTGGCAATGTGCGCGCGATTACGCCGGCAAGTCTCTCCTTTTTACAGCAGCCAATATACGACAAGAATGCAGGAATTACATCGATGACGGATTATCGATATTTGTATCAAGCTGACTTTGAACCTGAACTAATGCAGGATGATACGCGCGAGTTGCGCATTATTTTGCGAGCGATAAAGCCGTCCAGATATAGTTTGTAGAATCTCGGAGTTTTCGCCATGTCGATAACAGTCATAGACCTAATTACCGATACGCTGCAGGAAATTAACGTCATCGATGCCAATGAGGCTCCGAGCCCGGAACAAGGACAAAAGACACTGCGCCGTCTTAATCAGATGCTCGCTGAGTGGGAGCGCGACGGCATCCGGCTTGGCTACTACCGTCAAACAGATTTAGAAGCGACAATGCCAATCCCTGAATATGCTGAACTTGGCGTCACTCTTTGCTTGGCCGTGAATATTGCGCCGTCATACGGCATTGAACCTATACAGGCATTGATCGTGCAGGCAACGAATTTTTATGCGGCACTCGCTAAACAATCGCTTGAGTATTTTGAGAGCGATATGACGCAGCTCCCCATGTCCGACTTGGGTCCGTTGTCATCTAGCGGCTATCCGTTCAACGGAATATGAAATGCCGTCACTTCCCTTGCCATTGGCGACGTATGCCCTAGCCTCGCCTCAGGCATCATCGGCTAGGCTCCTGAATTGTTTTTTTGAGCAAGCACCGCCAGATGGTAAATCGAAAGCGATTTTGCGGCGTTGTGCCGGCATTGCGCCGTTTGCTGCTCAAGATGGTGCGAATACTCGCGTTCGCGGTCAACTCGTCATGGGCGGCGTTCTCTATGCTGTCGCCGGCAGTAAGCTTTTCGAGGTGGCCGATGATGGTCAAGTAGATGATCGCGGCACCATACCAGGCACTGAACTTGTTTCGATGGCCTGCAATCCTGTTGGCGATCTTGTCATTGTAGTACCTGAAACTGGCCTTGCATATTCATGGAGCGATCAGACTCCTAGCACTGATGCCGCGCAAATAACTGATGGGGTTTTCCTTGGCTTTGGTGGTGTTGGCGATGTGGCCTATATAGATGGCTATTTCATTTTCCGCGTATTGGATTCTGCACGATTTTTCAATAGTGGAATAAATGCGCTGACGTTTAATGCGCTTGATGTAGCTACCGCAGAAGGGGCGCCGGATAATCTAGTTGGAATGATTGCTGACCATCGCGACTTGATTCTGCCAGGATCAACCACAATGGAGGTTTGGTACAACGCTGCAAATGATACCGGCTCGCCGTTTTCTAGATCACCAGACGGATTCATAGAGATGGGGTGCGCGGCGGGTCGCGCGATTACTAAACAAGACAACTCAGTATTTTGGCTGGCGAACGATAAAACCATTCGCAGATTGCAAGGAACTTCAGGCGTTAAAGTAAGCAATTACGGCATTGATGGGATAATTGGCAGCTTAGCAGTGATCAGCGACGCCTATGCATTCAGCTATGTGCAGGACGGCCATCTTATGGCAGCCTTCACTTTTCCAACAGCCGGCCGCACAATTGTATTTGATTGCTCGACCAATGAGTGGCACGAAAGAGACTCACAAAGCCAGATCGGAGGAGCTGGAATTTGGCGACCTAGTTGCGTTATTGAGGCATACGGAAAACAATGCGTCGGCGATTATATTACTGGTGAAATTGGACAATTCGACAATCAACTGTTTACAGAATTTGATGATGATCAACCACAACGCGTATCATGGACATATCAAGGCGTCTATTCTGAAAGTGCGCGTGTAAATCATCGTCGGTTCCAGATCCGCACAAATGTCGGCGCTGGCCTCATTACCGGGCAAGGCGAAAACCCACTTGCGACTCTTAAGATTTCGGATGATGGCGGATATACGTTTAGAGCTCTGCCGCTGCGCAGTCTTGGGCGCCGCGGGCAATATAAAGCGCGCGCCGTGTGGTGGAATTTAGGATCATCTGATGATCGCGTCTACCGAGTAGAAGTGACAGACCCGGTTCCACTATTCACGATGGATACGCTACTTGACGCGGTAGGCGCGCGCCCGTGAGCGGGCTACAGGATATCAATTATCGAATACCGGATGAATGGTCGGCGCCTTGGTTTGCACGCTTCATTCGTGATGTGCTTGCGAATGCTGATGTGCGCAATGCGATATCAGGAACAGGTATCACGATTACCGGAACGCCTGACGTTCCTGCAACCATAAGTTCAGGCATTGACGTTCAGCAGTTAATCAGCCAGCCATATATTTTGGCCGTGCCATCGACTCCAGCCGGATTTCTAACGCATGAGCGCGTTTTAATAGATGATCCTGATGGGGTCATCATTGTCACGGATGGTGGGCCAAATAGTAATTTGAGTCTGTCCATTGCGGCAATTCCTTACAATAAATTACCGCTACAACCGCCGACATCATTGCTCGGCAACGCGTTTGAGGCGATCGACAATCCATCGCCAATTGAGGGAACCGTTCAATATGCAATCCCGCATATTGCCGACGTCGGTTTAGGCGTTCTGAATATCCTTTTTTCTCCTATCGATCACAATTATGTTTCTGATTTCAACGAAGCGGCACAAGATGCAGTTGGCGGAATTCTCGTTACTACGTCGTCAATCATCCTGACATATAACGATGGCACGCCGTCGATAACGGCCGATGTGGATCAAAGTTTTTCCCCGACTTGGACTGGCACCCATACATTTACCAATCCGGTATTGTTTGCAAATGGCAGCGATACCGCGCCTAGCATTACTTTTGCATCAGACACAAATACCGGTATCTATCGACTCGGAACCGACAATTTCGGCTTCACGACCGGTGGCGTTCTGCGATGGGATATAGACACGACTGACATTGTATTCACACTGCCGCAGCGCGGGCCGATAGGCAGTGACGCGACACCCACCTATTCGTTCGCAGCGCATACGGGAACCGGTATGTTCTGGCAGGATGCCAGCGGGTCAAGCGGTTCGGCAGATGAATTAGCTTTCACTGTCGGCGGCGTTCATATGGGTGATTGGGGTTCGCTCGGATTGGATACCGGCGTTCCATTTAGGGCTAATACCGGATCAGCGTCGGCACCGTCATTTACTTTTTGGATAAGCGGCGACTCAAACACCGGAATGTTCAGAGTGTCTGAGGATATTCTAGGATTTTCGACAAATGGAGTGGAAAGGCTAAGAATTTCGACAGTCGCAAACATCGCAACGCTACCATGGCGCGGTCAAGGTGGAACTGCCGGGGCACCAGCGTTTTCTTTTAGCGGGGATACCGACACCGGAATTTATTCGAACTCGTTAGACCAGTTCAGGTTTGCGACCGGCGGCGTTGAGCGATTCAATATCAGCGTTACCGGCCTTGATTGCGCGGTGCCTATCCGCGTGAATGATGGATCGGCGTCTACCCCCGCTTATGCGTTCTACAACGACGTAGGCGCTAATACCGGCCTTTATAGGATCAGCGAGGATACGTTCGGCGTTACTACCGGCGGAACGCTGCGCCTTACATTCAGCACGACTGCGTTCACTGGCACGTTGCCGTGGCGCGGGCAAGACGGCACGGCCGCGGCGCCATCGTTCTCGTTCAGCGGCGACACCGATACGGGCATGTACGTTACCTCGACGGCTAACACATTGGGGTTCAGCACGGCCGGTGTGGTCAAATTTCAGATCGGCGCATCGGGCCAATGGGGTATCGGTGGCGCGACTTACGGAACTTCCGGGCAGGCGCTACTTTCAGGCGGCGCGAGCGCGGCGCCAACTTGGGGTAACCCAACGTTGGTAGCGGCGAACTTTGCGAACCCCACTGCGTCGGTAGGCTTGACGGCCGTTAACGGAAGCGCTGTAACGGCGATGCGTTCCGATGCGTCTCCGGCGTTGGATCAGTCGATAACGCCTACATGGACCGGAATCCATGACCATCGAGCGCTTGTTTATCTAAACCCAAATGCGCAGACGCCGCCGGCCGCGGCGATTGCGTCTGACGCTGTTGCCATCGCTATGCGCAACGCCGCTATGTCGGTTGAATACCTGGCAATCGGCACGTCATTGAACCTGGGAACGCGGTGCATATCGGCCGGCGGCACTTATGCTTCCCCAACCGCCATAACGTCCGCCAATATCGGTTACATGGGCTATTTGGGAGCGGCTGGCCATGACGGCACTACGTGGACAACGGGTTCCGCCGGCCTATTTGGCATAGCCCCAGGAGGCGACTGGAGCAATACTTCTCACCCTACTCAATTGACATTCGAAACCACCGCTGTTGGCAGCACAACTAGAACTATTCGCGCCAGGGTTTCGACAGATGGGCAGTTGCTATTAAGCGACGGTTCCGTAACGCAACCCAGTCAGTCTTTCATAAACGACCCGGATACCGGCATCTACCGCATCGGCGCTGACAATATCGGTGTTTCGGTTGGCGGGGTTAAAGTTGCGGATTTCGCAACCGGATTAGTGCTGTTCGGTTTGGCAAGTGACCCGGTAGGGGATAGCGCAGCGCCTAGACGATATAAGTTCGGCCCGTCAGGAAATACGGGCAATAACACCACGGAGTTTTTTGCGTTAGATGGGTCGCCGCAGAACAGCTACATACGCTACAACACGTCTCTTACGTCGTCACCAACGGACATAGTAAGCGGCAATAACGTCGGCCAGTTAAATTTTAGGGGCTACGATACTACAACCGCCGCGCCGCAATCCGGCGCAAGCATAGTTGCCACAGCTACTGAAAACTGGAGTTCTACGGCGCGGGGTACAAAGCTAGAATTCGGCTCTATTGCCGCTACTACCACTACTTCGTTAGTGCCGCTGACGTTAAACGGTACTCAAGCGCAGCTATTAGATGGCTCCGTTTCAGTCCCTTCGTTGTCGTACGTTAACGATACCGATAGCGGTATGTTCTTGGCCGCGGCTAACGGCGTAGGTGTAGCAGCTGGCGGTACCGAAGCGGCCAGATTCGATGCCACAGCCACGGCTGGCAACACGCGCTTCTTGATTTACGACGTGGACAATGCGACTCTTGAAAGAGTGACAGTCGGAGCCGCAGATTCAGGCGGCACAGGTTACAAAGTTTTAAGGATACCTAATTAAATGGCAACCCCTGAAGACATAATCGCAAAAGAAATGCGCGCAGAACTTGAGGCGAGACTTAACGCTTATAAAGATGAAAGGGCACGATTATTGCTTGCGCAAGATCGAATTATAGAACTGGATCAGTTGATCGCATTTATTGATAGCGAGCCAGCTACAGTAAAAGTCGAGCCAAGGAAAAAGCCAGTTAGTTCTGATATTGCGCTATCTGGGTCTATCGAAAAGGTGGTGTCGCCATGAATCAGCAGGAAATTGCCGCTATTATCACCATAGCGCGTCGCGCGCCTCTCAAAAATATGGATGAGGCGGCGGCAGTTGATCAGCTTTTAAGGAAGCTCTCGGAACACTTCTCTACAGTGCCAAATGTGGTGGAGAATAAAGACGCGCCAAGCAATGTAGAGCAGGTCGGCGCATCGTCATGAATGAGCCAACGCGACCGGCTGTTCTAAGCTCACAGGACATCGATCGCATTGTTTCGGCGTTAGCAAGCGCTCATGGGGCCAACATAAGAATCCAAGACCCGCGCGTGTCAAAGGTTCAGACTTGGATGCTTGGTTTAGTTGGTAGCGGCGCAATATTGTCTATGGCTTGGATGGCAAATAGCATAGACAATCTGAATCTTGCTTTTGCCCGCAGCAATGTGCAACTCGAATTTCAGGCTAGAACGGTAGAAAATAATACGCGCGCCGTTGTCGATCATGAAAAACGCTTGACCATTATTGAGAGTGGGCGGCGATGAATCCGCTATCTATACCTATGGGCGACATTCCATCTTTGCCGCCAGGTTTTCGTGCTGAAGCGCGCGGACAATCGGCGCAAGTGATCCAGATAGATAACGGAAAGACTGTTTTAGTTACCGCTTTATGCGCCGCAATTTGTGCTGCATGCGTCGCCGTTACGATCGGCACAGTATGGCACAGCAAAGAACGAGAGACTGAAACGCAAGCGCAAATTCGAGTGTTGAAAAACCATATAGATGATGCCTACAACAAGTTAGCCGTGCTTGAACAATCACAGGAGCATAAGAAATGAGCCGCGATGATGACGACGTAGTAAGTACACAGCGCGCGCCAGAGACATTGAGGCAAAAACAATCACGCTTTGCGCTCGATGTGTCGAGATTAATTCAATACGCATACTCGCTTGGCTATGAGATTACCTTAGGAGAAGCATGGCGCACGCCTGAGCAAGCGAAATGGAATGCTGCAAACGGTATCGGCACTTCGACAAGTCTGCATATCGAACGCCTCGCAATCGATTTGAATCTATTCAAGGACGGTCGCTTTATCACCGATGGCGAAGGGCACGAACAGATAGGCGAATGGTGGAAAAAACTAGGGATAGATTATCGATGGGGCGGTGACTTCGCTCGAAAGGATTTCAACCACTACTCGATCACGCCAGATTTTAAGCGCGCATAGGGGGATTTATGGCAGATGAAACAATGTCGAAGGGTCAGGGAATACTTGAGGGAACGCTTGCGCAAATCGCTGGCGGATCATTAGCCTCTAGCATAGTGATCGGCCTCGCATCATTCAAAATTTATATGGCTGCTGGTTTTGAGTCGGCATTCGGCACATTGCTGTCAGTCGTTTTCTATGTCGCATGGAAAAATATGCGGCAGCCGTCCAAACCTTCGCCATCGGAGCCACCAAATGTATAAATATGCAACGACTTTTCTACTGCTCTTTTTGCTTGCCGCTTGTCAGTCATTGGGACTGCAAGAGGCAAAGAGCCTCGATCAGCGCATTGCCTATGCGGTAGGCGTGCAAACTGCTGTTAATAATGCTGCAGCATCGGCGCTTTCTGTCGGCTCTATCAAAAAGAGCGATGCTGAATTTGTGTTCAAGTCAAGCACCGATGCGCGTACGCTTTTAGATGCGGCCAGGCTAGCAAACAATGCAGGCGACCCGGCGACCGCTGAAGGACGATTGACGCTGGCGGTCAACATTCTCACCCAATTGCAAGACTACTTGAGGGCGCACAAATGAAAATCGACGCAGCCATTTCTCTATTGCTCGCGCTAATTGCTCAGTCTGCGCAAATCTCTGCGGTTATTTCTAAGGCCAAGGACGAAGGACGCGACACCCTATCAGCCGATGAATGGACCTCTATTCTCGATGCGTCTGATGCTTCGACGCAGCGCCTTCGGGATGCGATCGCCGCCGCTCCCTAAACGGCACAATATTAGTTAGATCGCCATGAATCTCAGCGCGTAATGCGCTGAGTCTTATTTCGCTGCGCTGCTTTCGCAGTTTCCATTCAAGCGCTATAAAGCGGCGCCTGTCTTCAGTCGGCCGCAAGTCTGGCATATCGCGCGCGCGCTCTATATAGACTGAATCTCGCGCCACCGTACCGCCGCGGCTTAGCCATTTGTCGTACCAGTCGCGACAACGGTTATGGTCGTAACTGAATGACGCGGATGGCTCAGGCTTCGGGCCGTACGGGTATTTTGGTGCGAATTGCTTGCCGTTCATGCTGATTGCCTCGCATTGGAATCGCGAATAACGTCCGAATCTCGGCGCCATATAAGAACCTTACCACCACGCGCCTTGACATCGGTGTGAAAAATCTTTTGCTGCGGCGTGAATTCGTCGGCATGGCCTTCGCAATCCGGGTTCTTTATTTCCACGATATACCAAACGCCGCGACGCAATGCGATCCAGTCGGCTGGCTCGATCATCTGCCAGAAGGTCCACCCAAGTCGGCTGGCAAGTTCAATAAGTGGTCCCTCGTTGTTGTCTCGCTTATTTTTGGTTCTCGACATGGTTGCAACTCCATCAGTTTTTTATAGTCAACAATGCCGCCGATCGTATCCTTTCGGCGCGTCGGCTTTCGGTAATTACGGCGCAGATAATTGTTCATGGTTCCTCGACGGTACAAGCGAGTCTAGATAGTGAACCTTGCGCACTAGAAAGCGCAAGACGTCTGACAACTCGCCGCCGATGTCGTGCCGGCAGAGCGCTCGATCGTCGTCTAGGTGCGCGATTAGCGAGGCGATTTGGTCGTCGGTGTAGGATTTCATTGCGGATTTCCAATTAGTGTATAGACGTACTTACCATTACAGCTTATGCGCGCATCGATGATAATTTCCTTCTCACGGCCACCGCGATGTAATTCCCAGTCTGTTTCATGGCGTCGATAGCCTAGCTTCGTTAATCGCCTTTCCTCTCGACGAAAGGCTAGCGCTGACTTTGTGAAGCTATTTACTTTCATGGCTATTGGCTGCGCTGTCAAATGTTCACGGCGCGCATGCCAGGTTTCGCAAGCTTCACAAGCGCGACAAATTCCTCACGATCCGCGTCCGTTTCAAAGTAAAGGACAACGGCATTTTTGCCGCGCAGTTCAGGCGAAGCATCCAACGCCTCTTGATCCAAACGCCGCGCAGGCATCCACTTGAGCGCTTCCGGTCCAGCATTTGGCGGTGAGCCGCAGTATTGGCAATACGTCATGCGAGGCATGCTCATTAGCTATCCCGTCCATTGATAGATTGTTGCGAGATAACCCACCGCAGCGCGTATTCCACTGTTAACGGGATAGCGGACTCTCCCGCCACGTACTTGCGCATGGTCCGCTCGTTGATACCAATGGCCTTAGCTGCGCCGCGCTGTGACAGTCCAGCGCGGTCTAGCAGCTTCTGAAGTTGGGCGGCGGTCATTCGTACAAGTCCCGCATGGACGGATCGCAATAGTCCGCGTATTCATCGCCCATGCGCTCTTGCTCACTCTCGTGGCCTTCGTTCCACGCTTCGTAAAACTCACCCTCGCGTGGCTCGTCATACGCAAAAGGGTTTTCGATATCTTGCGACCGGCAAGCATCTACGCCCATGCGAAAGGCGCGCTTTACGGTCAAAGGCTTTGGGGTGCGACCGTCGATTATGCAAAGTACTCCGCTGATTTCCGCTACGCTCATCATGGCCTTTCTCCAGTTGGTTAGGTGGCTCTATTAGGCCCCATAACCCTATAGGGTGTCAAGCCCTACTATCAAGTATTTTAATCCGCTCAATCAGCGCCGAAATAAGCTCATCGTCTATCTCAATGAGCCGCCCGAGATCGTGGTGCGTGTTCTGGAATGCCGGGTTTTCTGGCTTTGGTCTAGCTGACTTGTGCCTCGCAACAATTCCAGCCCGCTCTTTAATCGGGGAATTCTTCATGATCGATTCGCGAGCCTTCGCTAAATCCTTCTGGCTCGCCAGCTTCACTACAACCGCGTCACGGCCAGGGGTCATTGCGATAATGTCGCACCATCGTTTGTAATCGTTCATGCATCCCACGCATCTGCGATCCGTATCGCTTCATTCAGTTTTTCATTTATCAATGGGTCTTCGCCTCGCAATGCATAAAGCTCCCGATTGATATCCATCACCTTCTTGAAAGCGCGGTGCATGTCGTGCATTTCGTCTTTCTTCCAAGACAGCCTGCACCATCCGCACTTTTCGTCGAAGGCTTTATGCCCGCACTTGCTCACGACTGACTTCCTCTCGATGTGGCAGATTGCTCGATGTAGAAAAGACCTTGCGCACCACGATATGTGAAAGGCTTTTCGAGCCTGCGCACTCTATCTAAAACCCAACAGTACGGCCCGTTGACGTGCTTGTGTGCGCGAAGCCAAGGATATTGCTCGTCGCATGCGCCGCTTAGTATTTCCTTCGCTGGCAAGCAGTCGATCACGTCAGCGGTCGCAATTACTGCACCAAAGTCCAGCGTTGAAAGATAGAAGCCTGTCGGCCTGTCAATCTCGTATTCACCCTCCCAAACGACATCAAGCCACTCTCTGCTTTTTCCTGCATGAATGTAGATCGGCCCCCGGTGGCTAGTCTGCCAGGTCCGATTCTCCACACGCTTTTCGCCGCAAGCGATCAATTCAGCGTATGGCTGGCAAATGGTGATGGCCTTCACGACTGACTTCCTCCCGCAGTGTCCAATGCTTGCAAGCGCCAGTCGTCCGCGATCATCACGGAATCAGGATCTTCAGCGTTGCCGCTCACGGTAATAGGGTCTTTCAATTCGTTGCGCATGATGCGGCCTATAAGCGTCTTGCGCTCAATACCGTATTTGGTACAGGCGTCAGCAATGCTGATCGGCGGCAAGGGGTTTTCGGCTGCATAGATCAAGTCGGCGTCGGTCACTTAGTTTCTCCCTTGCCAGACAATCGTTTGCCCGCGCGCACGCCAGCCATGAAGGCAGCGCGGGCGGTATTCTCGATGCAGCACAACTGCACAACACCGTAGCTACCGCTTTCAACCAATGGCCTAGTGCGCGGGTTGCGATGGTCATACAGAAAATAGAAGCCGCGCCCGCTGCTGTACCGCTTCCACGCATCGCGAGCTGTTAAATGTTTATTGCCCATCAGTCTCACCCGAAGATCGTTTGTTTGATACCACCGGAGCGAACACCGATTCTTGATTAACGGCAACGCCCTCAAGCACCACTCGATACACGCGGAACGGAAAGCTCCATTGCGTCGTAGACTTCTTGGCATACTCTACCGCCTCGTGGCGAGTCGTAAAGATTGTGCCAGTCTCACCGATCTCGCCGCGCTCCGATGCCACGAGCCATGCTGTAGTTATATCAACCCAAGTTTCCATTAGATGCTCCGGTGTTCAAAGGTTGTTTGCTCAATGCGGTTGAGCACCGCGTTCTAATTGCGGACCTTCCCGATAGACTCATCGCTTCAAGCGCAGGTATTGCAGAGTCACGGCACCACTTCAGCCACTCCACCGCTTGCGCAGCGTCCTTAGTCGGATAGCGAAGGCCGCTAATATGGTCTATCAATTCGTCTAGCTTCACGGCTGGCTTCCTGATGTCTCGCCTGAGAGCCATTTAGCTCGCGGGCAATTAGCTTCGTGCCCGTTTGTGAATGACGTTACGCAAGTACACAGCGGACCAGTGTCTGGCTCGACTACTGGCCGAACATCACCAGCTCGCTCCCAGTCCTCTACATGGTCGGCCCTAATAAATGCGCCGGTCTTTATCGGGGCCTGCATCCACGATTCCCAGTTATCAAAGCCAATCGGCGGCTGACCGGCGAACACACATCGCATAAAGCCAGATGTCTGCGGTTCGACTGGAGTTTGCAACGCAACCTCGGCAACGTAGATATGGTCGCTATTCACTTCGCCCCATTGCTTGAACTGATTCACAAGTAATCGAAGAGCGGATACCGCTTGGCTTTCTCGCGGTTCGACCTCGACTCCACACTCACAAGTAGAGCAGTGCGGTGGCTCGCGCTCGTGCGGAGCTTTGCGTGGTTCGACTTCGCTTCTATCGACCCGGCACTTAGTGCAATAGCCGGTGTCTTTGTTTTCGCTCATCAGCCAATCGTGGTCACAACTTGGTTCGCCAGAAAGCCTAACCACTGATTCAAGCGCGCCTACCGTGCCGTATAGCGTTCCATTCTCCAATCGAATCGAATGGTAGCCGCCAGTCAGCGGCTTGCCGCAGTCGTCCACAATGTGGATCATGGCTCCGAGCTGCCCACATCGCTGGTTAATGGCAGGATCAAAATAAAGCGAGTGCCATTGCTTGGTATCAATCGGCTGGCTAGGTGTTGGTTCGCGAGCATTGCAACCGGGGCATTCGCGCCGTTCTTCCATCATTACGTTGTGAGTCGTTGCACCTAACGGGCATTGACTTTTTGGTGGTTCGACCGGTTGTTGCGCAGTGAGGGCGATCTGGCAATCGCGCAGCAGCCTGACGAACTGAGTTACAGCGTAGGCTTGTGTCCAATTCGTTTTCGACAGCGATATAGCGCCGTTGATTTCAGAAACTAGCCCGCTGTAATCACTCGGCGGTACTGATGCTCGCTTGTTCCACGCTTCTACAGCGTCTTTTAGGTGCTCTGAATCCACAGTCATACTTGCGGGGCAGGCATCACAAGAAATCCACACGTCCCAATACTTCCTATGATCAGACGAGTCATTCAGTAGCGGTCCTGTAAGCTTCTCGCTTCCGCAATGCGGACAAGGGAACAGCACTTCGGGGGAGAG